ACACCATGCCCGCACTCATTACCAGGTTTGTCAAAGTCGCCCAGTCCGGCCCCACCGTAGACGGCCGCAACATCGACCCGCAGTGGCTGCGCGACATGGCCGAGATATACGACCCGGCCCTCTACCGCGCCAAAATCTGGCCCGATCACCTGCGGTGGGGCAATAACTACGGTTCTGTGGTGGCTCTCAAGTCAGAAGAAAAAGACGGCCTGGTCAGCCTCTATGCCAGCTTCGCCCCCAACGCCCAGTATCTGTTGAGCAACCAGTATGACCAGAAATTGAGCTTCAGCATTGAAGTGCTGGAAAATTTCGCGGGTACGGGCAAGTTCTACCTTGGCGGCCTGGGCGTTACAGACAGCCCCGCAAGCCTCGGCACAGACGAGCTGAAGTTCTCGCGCCGGGCATCCTACAACGGGCAGGGCGCGCGCATTTTCGCGGGCGAACCCGTGGACGCCTCCTGCTTCAGCACAGACGCCGCAAGCGACAGCGCAGAGGCCCCCAGCTGGTTCACCACATTCATCAATAAATTTTTTCATAACGAGGAACCCCCGATGGATCAGAAGCAGTTCGACGCCATGAACAAGCGCATGGAAGGGCTTGAAGGCCAGCTTGGTGAAATAAAATCCCTGGTGGAAGGCAAGTTTGCCGCCGTCCCTGCGGCCCCCGCCGCCCCGGCTACCGAAGCCGACCCCAAACAGCCCCAGGGCGCAACCTCGCCGGACTTTTCCGCACTCACTGCCGCCATTACCGCAAGTTTTGAAACGGCCATGACCCCCATGCGCCAGAAGCTGGACGAAATGGACAAGCGCTTTGCCGCTGCCAAACCCGGCGCCCCGGTTGCCGAAAGCACCGGCCCCGCTGCCGAAAACTCCCCCCTTATTTAGGAGCCAACGCAATGCGCGACCAAACCCGCAAACATTTCCATATCCTCTGCGGCCGACTTGCCGCAGGCTACGGCGTGGCCAACGTCAGCGAACAGTTTTCCATCTCGCCCAGCGTGCAGCAGCTGCTCAAGGACAAGATAGTGGAAGCCTCCACCTTCCTGCCCCGCATCAACATCATCACCGTGGACGAGCTTAAGGGCGAAAATATCCTGGCTGGCGCGTCCGGCCCTGTCACTGGCCGCACAGACACCACGGGCGATGCGGAGCGCACCCCCCGCGATGTGCTGGGCCTTGCCAAGTACACCTATGAGCTGGCCTCCACCCAGTCCGATGTGTACATGCGCTACAACACGGTGGACGCCTGGGCCAAGTTCCCCGACATGGCCGAGCGTTACCTGCGTTATGTGCAGGCGCGCATTGCCTCCGATATGGAAATCATCGGCTGGCACGGCATAAGCGTTGCCGCCACCACCAACCTTGTGGCCAACCCCATGTTGCAGGATGTGAACAAGGGCTGGCTGCAATACATGCGTGAAAACAAACCTGCCAACGTGCTGCCCCAGGGCAGTGTGGCGGGCAAGATCCGCTTTGGCGCTGGCGGCGACTTTGTGAACCTCGACGTGGCCGTGCACGACCTGCTCCAGGGCATCCCCTCTTTTCTGCGTCAGGATCTGGTGGCGCTCATCGGCACCGACCTGATCGCGCAGGAAAAATCCGCTCTCATGGCCGCCGTGGGCGGAAAACCTACGGAAAAGACCCTTGCCCAGATGTCGCTTGCCACCTTTGGCGGCCTGCCCTGGGAGACGCCCAGCAACTTCCCCGCGCGCGGGCTTGTCATCACCAGCCTGGACAACCTGTCCCTCTATCAACAGGACGGCTCTTGGCGTCGTCAGATCGTGGACAATCCCAAGAAAGACCGAGTGGAAGACTACAACAGCCGCAACGAGGGCTATGTGGTCGAAACCCCCGAAAAGCTAGTGGCCTGGGAGTTCAACAACGTCAAGCTTGAAGGGGAATGGTAATGGGCAGCCTCATGCTCAATTTCCAGCGCAGCCATGCGCAGAATGTGGGCCAGGTGGTAGGCCAGTTGCCCCAGGCACTGGCCCAGTCCGCGCCCCCCACTGGCCTGCCCTCTGGCCTCATGGCCGGGCAGCAGCTGGCCGCCCTGTGCACCGCATCCCTTACGGAAGATTTGCGGGCACTCAAGGAAGTGGCCAGCCACGCCAGCCGCGACATCACTAAGCGCGATGTGCTCATTCCCAAGTATGCGGACTATGTGCGCCGCCTGCGCGAGGCCGGGTACACGCACGAGCTGATCGGCTATTACCTGGTCTGGCTCATGGATGCCGGCATGGTTGAAGAAGGCCTGGAGCTGGCGCTCTGGTGCGTGACCAACCGCCAGCCCCTGCCAGAAAGCTTCAGCAGCGCTTTGCCCTACTTTGTTTCTGACACCCTTCTCACCTGGGCGGAAGCCGAAACAGCAGCCGGCCGCACTGTGCAGCCCTACCTTGACCAGTGGAGCACTGCAGTTGCCGCCGCGCCAGAAGCCTGGAACCTGCCCGATGTTATCACCGCGCGCTTTCGCAAGGTGCTGGCCCAGCAGGCTGAACTGGCGGGCGACCTCGCCGTGGCCAAGTCTCACTATGAGGCAGCGTTTGCCCTGGGCGCCAAGTGCAAAACCGCCCTGGACGTTGTTACCCGCAAGCTGGAAAAGGCCCCGGGCGTTGAATCCTCCGCGCCCGCTACAGAAGAAATCACCCCCGCAGCAGAGCAGCCCGAAGCGGCGGCACCTGACGAGGGTTAGGCACTCCCCACCCAACCGGGGCGGCCTTGTGTGACGGCCAGAGGCACTGCGTTTTACGCCTGCCATACTCCAAAAACACAAGGCCCGCCCCACTACAGTGAGCAAGCAGCATGAGCTTTTCCGCAGTGTCCACCGGGTTGAGCACCCTCGCTGTAGCTGGTGACGGCTGGTGGCCGGATCTGCCCGTGGCGGATTTCCAGCAGACCTACCGACTCCCGCAGGAATATGCGGACGTGCTTTTGCAGGATCATCTGGAGCTGGCAGCCATATGGGCGCAGCGCCAGCTTGAGGAGTGGCGGCAGCAGCGGGAGGCCGAAGGCTGCACAGCTCTGGCCAGCGTGCCCAAGGGGGCCTTGCGCCTCTATCGGCGGGCCGTGTTCTGCCATGCCAAGGCACTCCTACTGGCCCAGTTTGCCACTGTGGAGCGGCGCGAAGCCGCGAAGAATGACGCCAAGGAAAACCCGGAAATATACCGCCAGTTTTACGCCTGGGCGCAGGATGCCGTGGCCGACATTTTGGGCCGCCCCCGGGCGGATATTGAACTTTTGTAGGTGAGCCATGCGCAAGTTTACCGCCCTCGTCAAATACCTGCTTGAGGCTTCAGGCCTGCCGCGTGAACAGTGCAGCGCATTTGCCGACCAGGGCGAGTTACTGCTCACCGGGCGGGATATGGGGCCGGTTTACGTGGACGACCAGCCCCGCCGTCAGTTGGATCTCGGCGTGTGGAAGTATGAGGCCGTGATCAATCTGGAGCGATACCCCTACGACGGCCCCACCCTGCTTTCTCTGGTGCTGGCATGGCTGGCAGAGCATGACGCGGATCGCGCCACGCAGGATCTGGAAGATCCAAAAATCACCGTCACACTCAACGACGGCGACACGTCCGACGTTGAGATTGATATTTATTTCGAAGAAGCCTTGGCCGTTATTGAAGATCCCGCAGGCCCCATCAAATTTGAGGGCACACGCTGGAGCATGGCTCCCACTGTGCTGACCCCTGCGCAGGAGCTCACCTCGCTGCACGGGGCCGTTGGGAAGCAGTCATGAAGTGGTCTGTGCATGTCACGGGCAACAAGCAGCTAAACGCCCAGCTCGACCGCTTCGCGCGCGAGGCCAAGGAACGGCAAAAGCTGGCCCGCCGCATGGGCGGATATGTGCGCACCCTGTCCCGGCAAAACATCAAGCGCCAGCGTACGGTGGACGGCTCGGCCATGACCCCGGCCAAGAAACGCCGCGCGGCACGGCCAATGCTCATGGGCCTGCACAGCCAGATTGTTGTGCGCGCGGCAGAAGGCAACAAGGGCGTTACCGTCAGCTGGGAAAATCCGCTTCTGGCCGCCATCGGCTTCCGGCATCAGGAAGGCATCGGCGAAAACTGGTCGCCCGGCCGCGCCCGCAAGGTCTACGGGCAGCCAAACTATAAGGCCCGCGCAACCCGCAAACAGGCCAAAGCCCTGCTGCGCGAGGGCTACCGCCTTATGGTTCCAGCCAAAGGCGGCGGGCGCAGGCCCAAGCGCGTCACTGTGCAGTGGATTGAAGAAAAAATGACTCTGGGCCAGGCGGGGCTGATCCTGCGCCTGATCCGCACGGGCCAGACCAGGGGCAAGCAATCCTGGCGCGATACCGTGCCAGCCCGGCCTTTCCTCGGCGTTACGCCGCAGCAGGCCGAGGATCTGTCCCAAAAACTCGTCAAAAGCTTGCTCAAAGCCGCCCGCGCATAACAGGGCAGGAAGGTGCAACCATGCTTGGAACCGTACAAATCAACAACCTCAACCTGAAACAGGGCGAGCTGACTACAGTCGAAAACTATTTTCTTCTTACCGGCATTGCGGCGGCAGACTGCCCCAATACCGGCAAGATCGTCACAATCGACCAATCTACAGACCTGGACGCCGTGTTGGGTGCAACCGCCAGCGACCTCAAAACCCAGGTGACTGCCGCACGTCTCAACGCCGGGCAAAACTGGTACGGCTGCGTCTTGCCCTACACCGTGGCCGAAACCACGCCAGACGCACTGGACGCGGCCTTTGAAAGCGCCGTCACCACGGCCATGGAGCACGTCAAGGTCGAGGCCATCATCCGCACGGATCCAGTCACCCGGGCCGCCAGCGTGGAAACCATGCAGGCTCTGGCCGAGAGCATCATGGCCACCTACATGCGGCCCCTCTGGATCATGGCCCGTGCTCCCCAGTTCACGCCTGCCAGTCAGACCTTTGCCGACTATCAGGCCCAGGCCTCCGCCCTTCAGGCGGGCATTGCCGCCGATCAGGTCATGCTGACCACAAGCCTCTGGGGCCACGAGATGGGCACGCTTGCCGGCCGTCTGGCCAGCGAGGCTGTCACCGTTGCCGACAGCCCCATGCGCGTGGCCACCGGCGCATTGGTGGGCGTGTGGAGCAACAAACCCACAGACAAAACCGGGCGCGTCATTGACCTCTCCGTGCTCAAGGCGCTGGACGCCGCGCGCTTCTCCGTGCCGCAGTGGTACCCGGATTATGAAGGCATGTACTGGGGCGACGGCAACGTGCTGGACGTCAACGGCGGCGACTTTCAGGTCATTGAAAACCTGCGCGTCATTCAAAAGTGCATGCGCCGCGTCTATCCCCTGGCCGTTGCCCGCATCGGCGACCGCCGACTCAACCAGACCCCGGCCAGCATCGCCCAAGCGCAGACCGCATTTATGGCGCCCCTGCGGGCCATGAGCCGCAGCCGCACTATTCTGGGCATCGTCTTTCCCGGCGAAATTGAACTGCCCAAGGACGGCGACATCACCCTCACTTGGGTCAGCAAATACAGCGTAGAAATCAATATTGCCGCCCGGCCTTACAACTGCCCCAAAAAAATCACCTGTAACCTTCTGCTCGATTTGACCAACTACGCCAAGGCATAGGGAGGCGCACATGCAACGCATAAGCGGCAAAAATTTTGACATCTCCATTGGCGACCTTGCCATTACCGTAAACAAAACCACGCTGACTATTGAAGACAAAACTGAAGTAGCCAAGGACGGTGGCGTCCCCAATGGCTTTGTAGACGGTGAGGTATCCGCCTCTGGCGACCTGGAGTTGGATGCTCTGGCCATGAGCATCCTGGGGGAGGCAGCCAAATCCGCAGGATCATGGCGCGCTCTGGGACCATTCGACATGCTGTTCTACGCCAAAACTGGCCAGAACGAAGAAATGAAGGTCGAGGCTTTTGGCTGCAAGTTGCTGCTCGACAGCCTGCTCGACGTGGATAAGGCGGGCGGCCAAAAGCACATCAGCAAGGTCAAGTATCTGGTCACAAGCCCGGACTTTATTCGCATCAACGGCGTGCCGTACCTGCGGCCTGAAGAAACCGAAGGCCTCGTCAGCAACGACAAGTAGGAGCCCACATGGATCGCAAAGAAGTTCTGCGCCGCGCCTTTGGCTTCAGTATGGGTGAGGAAGGGCGCGACAAATATACCGATGATCCCCGCGATGCGGGCGGCCCCACCAAGTGGGGCATGGCCCTCAACTATAACCGCGACATCATCCCCGACAAGGACGGCAACGGCGTTATAGACGCCGCCGACGTCAAGCAACTGACCGAGCCCGACGCCCTGGTCATGTACGAAAAACGCTACTGGCGGCCCAACATCAAGCCGGAATATCCAAACGCTCTGGCCTTCATGCTGGTGGACATGATGCTCAACCCCGGCCCCGGGGCTGCGCCCAAACTGCTGCAGCAGGCGCTCAACGACTGCGGGCAGCATGTGGACGTTGACGGCGACGTGGGCGGGCAAACCCTTGCCGCGGTTACAACGGTCGACCTTGTGTCCCTGCTCCGCGCCCTCGCTGATCAGCGCCTTGCCTACTACCAGTCGCGCCCCAAGTTCCCGGTTTACGGCAGGGGCTGGACGGGCAGAACCAAGCGATGCCTCGAGGCCGCTCTGCAAATAGCGCGGGGGCAGTAATGGGCAAAACCATCTCCACCATAGTTTTTGCCGTGCTGCTGACAGGCGTGGTTGTCTGGCTGGTCTGGCAGGGGCAACAGCAGGCCGGGCAAATGGCCAGACTGGAGGAAACAGCCAAGGCCAATGCCGCCGCCGTGCAGGAACAAAAAGAGTGGGCTGGCAATGTGGACAAGGCGCTGGAGGGCTGGCGCGTGCAGCGTGACGCCCAGGACAAAAAAACTGCCGAGCTGCGCAAGCAACTGGAGGCCGCACGTCATGATGAAGCTTTTACTGCCTGGGCTGACCGCCCTTTGCCTGATGCTGCCGTGCGGCTGCTCCAGGCCGGCGCCGCGCATTGAAGTGGTGCGGCAAACGCCACCTGCGGTTTTGCTGGCCCCCGTGCCGGAACCTGTCCCACCTGCCCAGGGTGCAACGAACTCTGAACTTTTGGACTATTCCATTGCGCTGCAGACAGCCCTTGGTGAGGCCAACAATGACAAAAAGGCCCTGCGCGGCCTGTATAAGGATGAATATGCAGGATCCAGACTCCCTGAACTACCTTGAGCGCTTCCTGCAATTCGCTCTGCTACCAGCCAGTCTGTACGGCGCAGGCGGTGCGCTCATGCACTCCACCCGCAAGGGGCGCACCATAGGCCAGGCCGTTATTGAAGTGGTTGGCGGCGTGGTCACGGCCAACATGGTCTGCCCGCTGATCCAGGCAGAAACCCCGGGCCAATGGCACTACACTCTTTTTTTTCTGGTTGGTTGGGGTGGGCTGGAGCTTGTGGGCAGACTGTACGAGGCGGGCGTCACCGCCTTGGAACGGTACATTCAACGCAAGGTCAACCCCGGCGACAATGCTGGCACACCGCAATAAGGAGCCTCTCATGGAAAAGAAAATTTCCCTCACGGTCAACGACAATCCCCTGAACTTCACCGTCACCCTGGCGGACTACAACAAGTACATCAACGAAATAACTCCGTTCAACAAGGTTGCCCCGGCCCGCAACTTTCTTATGCGCACGGTCGACGCCGATTCCAAGGACACCCTGCGCGACCTGGTCGACCTGCCCGGTGTTGGCGTGCAGATCGCCGCGTCAGTCCTTGAAGAATATACCCCCGATGTGACCATCACGGTGGGAAAATAGAGGCCCATGCCGCCTCGCTGGAAGATGACGCCATAGGGCAAATGGTTGCCCTTTCGCTCCATTGGTTTCCACAAAGGGAACTCAGCGAGGAAAGCATGGGCGAAGCCCTGTGGCTGGAAAAAGACTACTGGGAAAAGATGAGCCTGGCCGTTGCCAACGGCATTGCCAAAGCCTTCAGAGGATAACATGTCAGCACTGCAAAAACTTTTGTTCCATATCGGCGTGTCGGATGATGCCAGCGGCAAAATGCTGGGCATCCAGCGTGCCGTAGACAAGACGTGCAGCACTGCAAAAACAAGCTTTGGCGGCTTGACTTCAGCCCTTGGCGGCGCGCTCAGCGCTGGCGCTCTTTCCGGCATGATCGGCCCGGCCCGGGCCTTCAACAAGTCCGTCAACGAAGTGGCCAGCCTCGGCACAGATACAACCGCCCTCGATGCCCTGCAAAAGGCATCAAAGCAGTTTGTCATGAGCTACGGCGGCGATGCGGCCGAAATCGTCAGCTCCGCATATGACATCAAAAGCGCCATTGCCGGGCTGCAAGGCACGGAGCTGGCCTCGTTTACCGTAGCCTCTGCCACTCTGGCCAGAGCCACCAAGGCCGATGCCGGCACCATCACCTCGTACATGGGCACCATGTACGGCATTTTCAAGCAGCAGGCAGACAAGATGGGCAAGGCGGAGTGGGTGGAGCAAATGGCCGGGCGCACCGCCCTTGCCGTGCAGATGTTCAAAACCACAGGCATGGAAATGAGCTCGGCCTTCACTGCCCTGGGGGCCAACGCCCAAGCGGCTGGCATATCCGCCCAGGAGCAAATTGCCGTGCTCGGCATGCTGCAATCGACCATGGGCGGCAGCGAGGCTGGCACCAAGTACAAGGCCTTTCTTGCTGGTGTAGGCAATGCCCAAAAAGAGCTGGGCCTCAAATTTACCGACAAGAGCGGCAACATGCTGGGCATGGACAGGATTCTGGAAAAGATTCGGGGCAAGTTTGGCGACACCTTGAGCGTCAAAGAATCCGACATGCTTAAAAAGGCTTTCGGCTCGGACGAGGCCGTCAGCCTCATAAAACTGCTGCTCACGCAAACCGGGGATCTGAAGCAGAATATTGCCGACCTTGGCCAGGTCAACAACATGGA